ATAATTGGATTTACACCAAATAGCGAATGGGAATTTGTTATAGATAATCAAATTATGTATTGTATGAAATCAAATGATATTGTTATAAAGTATGAGCTCGATAGAAACGAAGAAGAATATAATAGCAGCTGGGCGAGAAGCAATTAAAGAATTAGTAAAGGTAGCAAAAGAAAAGATCGTTGACTCAGAAGAAGATATATCTGCTGACAGACTTAAAAATGCTGCCGCTACTAAAAAGCTTTGCATATTTGATGCTTTCGAAATATTAAATAAGATTCAAGAAGAGGAGCAGATGATTGCAGATTCCAATGATAAAGCAAATAAACCTACATTTAAAGGTTTTGCAGAGGGGAGATCTAAGTAATGGTTTATGAACAAACATTATACAGAGTTGTTAAAGACCACATTAAATCTTCTGTAATTAGTAAAAAAAATCGTTATTCTAAATGGAAATACGGTTATAACAAAGAATACGATATTGTTGTAATCAGTAAAACCGGAAAGATTGGAGAAATATATGAAATCGGCAGCGTAATGATCGCATTACCTAAAGCTGAAGACATAAAAGACTTAGGGGAAAATAAGTGGAAAGCCACTCAATATCCCAAAGTATTAAAAAAAATTAAAAGCGTTCAAGATTGGAATGCTTATCCAAATAGTTTTAAAGAACAGTGGCATCCATATATAGATGAAGAATTTGAAAGACGGGAAAAAGGTTTTTGGTTTATTAACAAAAATAAGCCTACTTACATTACTGGTACTCACTACATGTACCTGCAGTGGTCTAAGATTGACGTCGGATTACCGGACTTTAGAGAATCAAATAGATTATTCTATTTATTCTGGGAGGCCTGCAAAGCGGATTCAAGATCGTACGGTATTTGTTACCTTAAAAATAGACGCTCTGGATTTTCATTCATGTCGTCGGGAGAAACAGTTAATTCAGCTACGATATCTTCAGACTCTAGATTCGGCATATTATCTAAATCCGGGGCTGATGCTAAAAAAATGTTTACGGATAAAGTTGTACCAATCTCGGTAAACTACCCGTTTTTCTTTAAGCCAATACAAGACGGTATGGACCGTCCAAAAACAGAATTAGCATACAGGGTGCCTGCTTCTAAATTTACAAGGCGTAAATTAGAGGATAATCAAATGGCTACTGAACTTGACGGATTAGATACTACAATTGATTGGAAAAATACGGGTGACAACAGTTATGACGGTGAAAAGCTAAAGCTATTAGTTCACGATGAATCTGGCAAATGGGAAAAGCCTACTAATATACTTAACAACTGGCGAGTGACTAAAACTTGCTTACGATTAGGTAGTAGAATAGTAGGTAAATGTATGATGGGATCAACATCAAATGCTTTAGATAAAGGAGGTAAAAACTTCAAAAAATTATATGATGGCTCGGATGCATTATTAAGAAATAAAAATGGGCAAACTAAAACAGGTTTATATAAACTGTTTATTCCTATGGAATGGAATTATGAAGGTTTTATTGATCAGTATGGTTATCCTGTGTTTGATACTCCAAAAAAAGAAACATTAGATCCACAAGGAAACTTAATTACAGAAGGAGTAATACAACACTGGGAAAATGAAGTTGAAGGATTAAAAGACGATGCCGATGCTTTAAATGAATATTATAGGCAGTTTCCAAGAACGGAGCAACACGCTTTTAGAGATGAAGCTAAACAATCTATTTTTAATTTAACAAAAATTTATCAACAAATAGATTATAACGAAGAATTAAAAAATTCTGCTATGGTTACCCAAGGTAATTTTCAGTGGGAAAACGGAATTAAAGATACTAAAGTAATGTTCTATCCAAATAAAAATGGTAGATTTTTTATTACTTGGGTGCCAGATCAAGAACAACAAAATAACTTAATAATAAAAAATGGTATTAAATATCCTGGCAATGAGCATTTGGGAGCTTTTGGATGTGATAGCTATGACATTAGTGGTGTTGTTGGTGGTGGTGGATCTAACGGATCGCTTCATGGATTAACAAAATTTTCTATAGAAAATGTACCACCTAATCATTTTTTTCTTGAATATATTGCAAGACCTTCAACAGCAGAAATGTTTTTTGAAGATGTGCTTATGGCTATAGTATTTTATGGCATGCCTTTATTAGCAGAAAATAATAAACCTAGATTACTTTATTATTTAAAACGTAGGGGATATAGAGGATTTAGTATTAATAGGCCAGATAAAACATATAACAAATTATCATTAGCAGAAAGAGAAGTAGGAGGAATACCTAATTCAAGTGAAGATATAAAACAAGCTCATGCCTCTGCTATAGAAACGTATATAGAAGATTTTGTGGGAGAAAAAAAAGATGGTTATGGAGATATATATCTTCAAAGAACTTTAGAAGATTGGGCTAAGTTTGATATAAATAATAGAACAAAGCATGATGCTTCTATAAGTTCAGGATTAGCTTTAATGGCCTGCAATAAGCATAGATATAGTCCTAAAGGATTAACTAAAATTAAATCATATTCTTTGGGTTTTAAAAAATATAACAACGAGGGATCTACTTCAAAAATAATACAATAAATGAATGTAAGTACAAATACTAATAGCCCATTTCCAGATCAAGTAGTAAGCGATGCTGAGAAAGCTACCTGGGAATACGGACTTCAAGTAAGTAGAGCTATAGAACAAGAGTGGTTTAATTACGGAGGAAGTGGTTCAAATCGTTACGCAACAAATTGGAATAACTTTCATAATCTACGGTTATATGCTAGAGGCGAACAAAGCGTGCAAAAGTATAAAGACGAATTAGCTATTAATGGAGATTTGTCTTATCTTAATTTAGATTGGAAACCTGTTCCTATATTATCTAAATTTTCTAATATAGTAGCTAATGGTATAACTCAAAAGCAGTATGATTTAACCTCATACGCTCAAGACCCTGAGTCTTTAAAGAAAAGAACAGATTTTGCGGAAGACATATTGTTTGATATGGTAACCAAAAATGAGCAAGCTCAAGCCTCAGAAATTGTTAAGGTAAATTTAAGCAGATCTAATATACCTCCAGAAAGTCTTCCTGAAACTATAGAAGAAAGAGATTTACACATGCAACTTAGCTATAAGCAAGCAATTGAAGTGGCTGAGGAGGAAGCTATTAGTACGGTTTTAGCAACTAATGAATTTGATCTTACTAAATCCAGAGTAAACCAAGATTTAGTAAATATAGGAATAGGTATTACCAAAACTTCTTTTAATCCTGCTGAGGGTATCGTAGTTGATTACGTAGATCCTGCTTATTGCGTTTGGTCTTACACAGAAGATCCTCATTTTGAAGATATATATTATGTAGGAGAAGTTAAATCTATAACTATTCCAGAGCTTAAAAAAGAATTTCCTAATATTTCTAATGAAGAATTAGAAAGAATACAAAAGATGCCTGGTAATCGAAGAATGATAAGAGGCTTTGAAAACTACGATTATAATACTGTTCAAGTATTATATTTTGAATACAAAACTTATACAGATCAAGTATTTAAAATAAAAAGAACAGATTCTGGCTTAGAAAAAGCAATCGAAAAAACTGATGAGTTTAATCCTCCCCCAAATGACAATTTTGAAAGAGTTTCTAGATCTATAGAAGTTTTGTACGAAGGAGCTAAAGTTATTGGGACAGATATGATGCTTAAGTGGGAAATGTCAGAAAACATGACAAGACCTTTAGCTGATACAACTCGTGTTGAAATGAGTTATTCTTTATGTGCTCCTAGAATGTATAAAGGAAAAATACAATCCTTAATAAGTAAATGTATAGGGTTTGCCGATGTTATCCAACTAACCCATTTAAAAATCCAACAAGTATTATCTAGAATGGTGCCTGATGGTATATTTTTAGATATGGACGGATTAGCTGAAGTAGATTTAGGTAACGGAACAAATTATAATCCAGCGGAAGCATTAAACATGTACTTCCAAACAGGTTCTGTTGTGGGTAGATCTCTTACTCAAGATGGAGATATGAATAGAGCTAAGGTGCCAATTCAAGAATTGTCTTCTTCCAGTGGAATAGGAAAGATACAATCTCTTATTACTGCTTATAATTATAATATGCAAATGATTAGAGATGTTACCGGATTAAACGAAGCAAGAGATGGATCTTTACCTGATGCAGATTCTTTAGTTGGCTTACAAAAAATGGCAGCTAATGCTTCTAATGTAGCTACTAAACACATTCAAGATGCTAGTCTTTTCTTAGCTTTGAGTACTTGTGAAAATATTTCTTTAAAAATAGCTGATGTATTAAATTTCCCTCTTACTAAGAATTCTTTAATGAACAGTATATCTACATTTAACGTAGAAACACTAAGAGAAATAGAAAATTTAAATCTTCATGACTTTGGAATATATTTAGAAATGGAACCAGACGACGAAGAAAAAGCTGAATTAGCAGCCAACATAAATGCTTCATTGCAACAAGGTAGTATTGATATAGAGGATGCTATCGATATACGTGAGATTAAAAATCTTAAGCTCGCTAATCAAATGTTAAAGCTCAAGCGTAAGAAAAAATTAGAAAGAGAACAAGCGGTAGCACAGCAAAACATACAAGCTCAAGCAGAAGCAAATGCTCAAGCCTCTGAAAAAGCCGCAATGGCGGAAGTGCAAAAACAACAAGCTCTTACGTCTGAAAAAGTTGCTATAGAACAAGCTAAGTCCCAATTTGAAATACAAAGAATGGAAAGGGAAGCTCAAATAAAGAAGCAATTAATGGCAACAGAATTTGAATATAACATGCAATTAGCCCAAGCTCAGTTAGGCGCTACTAAACAAAAAGAAGCGGAAATAGAAGATAGAAAAGACAAAAGGGTAAAGATACAAGGAACTCAACAAAGCGAATTAATACAACAAAGACAAACAGAAGGCATGCCTAAAAACTTTGAATCACAAGGCAATGACGTAATGGGAGGATTTGACTTATCATCATTTGATCCTAGCTAAATAAGTATTTAATAATTATATAATATTATATCATGAATGAACAAACAAAAACGGAGGGATCTTTTAAGATCCAGTCCAAGCCAAAGCTAACTGATGAACAGTTGGCTGCAAAAAACAAGGAACCTTTAATAGATGTTCCAAGTAATGTAACTAGAGTAGTAATTCCTAAAGAAAAAAAAGATGCCAATCCAGAGCCAAGCGCAGGCGGTGTGGTTAATGATGAACGAGCCGAAGATATTCAAAAAGTGGAGGAAGGAATACCCGAGCCAGTCATTAAAGAAATTACCGAAGAAGAAGAAGAAAAAGAAATAAAAGCTGAAGAACCGGTAGCGGAATCTCAACCTATTCAAAATGATTTGCCAGAAAATATAAACAAACTGGTAGACTTTATGAAGGAAACCGGGGGGACTATGCAGGATTACATTAGGCTCAATACAAATTATGAAGATGTTGATAGAGATGCCTTAGTAAAAGAATATTATAAAAGCACTAAACCTCATTTGTCGCAAGAAGAAATTGATTTTATGATCGAAGACACTTTCGCATTTGATGAAGATATTGATGAAGAGCGAGACATCAAAAGAAAAAAACTCGCATACAAAGAAGAGGTTTCGAAAGCCCGTAAGTTTTTAGAAGATACTAAAGAAAAATATTATGATGACATCAAGTTGAAGTCACCTAGTCTTTCTGAGGATCAACAAAAGGCATCGGACTTTTTTAATCGATATAAGGAGGACCAGGAAAGAAACTCCCAAAATCATGAGAAGTTTAAAACCCAAACTGAACAATTATTTAATAAAGATTTCGAAGGTTTCGATTTCGATTTAGGAGAAAAAAAGTTTAGATATGGAGTTCAAAATGCCGCTCAAGTGGGAGAAAAACAATCGGACATCGGTAATTTCATAGGGAAGTTCCTTGGGGAAGATGGCACGGTTAAAGATACTAAAGGGTATCACAAGGCTTTATACGCAGGAGCAAATGCTGATAAAATAGCAAATCACTTCTACGAACAAGGCAAAGCAGATGCTATTAGAGATGTTGTAAACAAATCTAATAACACATCTACGGAAGCTAGAAAAGCGGCACCTGTTGAAAGTGCTCGTTTCGGTGCATATAAAGTCAAATCAATTTCTGGAGCGGACTCCGCAAAACTAAAAATTAAAAAGTTTAAAAACTAATAGAAATGAGTTTATTACCACAATTTGGGAGTATAATCCCATCACAAACGCAGCAATTGCTTGCGACAAATTATTTACAATGGAACAACAACGGCGGAGGTGCTGGGGTTCCAGGAAACTTTGCTGACTTTGCTCAGCAGTATTTACCAGAAATCTACGAAGCAGAAGTAGAGCGTTATGGAAACAGAACGTTATCTGGATTTTTAAGAATGGTTGGTGCTGAAATGCCAATGACATCTGATCAAGTTATTTGGTCTGAACAAAACAGATTACACATCTCTTACGCTGGAGTATCTCAAGCTAACGGAGCTGGTACATTATCTGTAATTACTCTTAACCCAGCTGCTACAGCAGGAGTTAGTAACGTAATTTCAGTAAATGATACTGTTGTTGTTTTAGATCCAGCTACTGGGCTAGAGGCTAAAGGTATTGTAACAGTTTCTGTACTTGGTGCAGCTGGAACAATTACTATTCAGCCATTTGCTGGAACAACTTTAACAACTCAAGGTTTTTCTGCAGCTGGATTAAAAGTATTCGTTTACGGATCTGATTATTCTAAAGGAACTACATTGGCAGCAGGTGGCGCAGGTAACTCTGCAGTACGAAATAGTGTAGAGCCTGTATTAACACAGTTTTCTAACTCTCCAATCATTATTAGAGATCAGTACGTTGTATCTGGATCTGATACTGCACAAATCGGATGGGTAAATGTAGCGACTGAAGACGGAACTGACGGGTACTTATGGTATTTGAAAGCTGAATCTGAAACTCGTTTACGTTTTGAAGATTACTTAGAAATGGCAATGGTAGAAGGTGAATTAAATGCATCTGCACTTAACCCATTAACTCAGCCAGGAACACAAGGTTTATTTGCGGCTATTCAAGCTCGAGGAAACGTAGAAACTGGATTTACTGCGGCTCAAGGATTGACTGAATTTGATGCTATCCTTAAAAACCTTGATACTCAAGGAGCAATTGAGGAGAACATGTTATTCTTAAACCGTCAAACTGCTTTAGATTTTGATGATATGCTAGCAAGCATTTCTTCGGGAACTTCTGGAGGGGTTGCTTTTGGATTATTTGAAAATTCAGAAGACATGGCGCTTAACTTAGGATTCAGCGGATTCCGTAGAGGATCTTATGACTTTTACAAAACAGATTGGAAATACTTAAATGATGCGTCTACTCGTGGAGCTATCAATGGAGTTAACTCAATTGAAGGTGTATTAGTACCTGCTGGAACTTCAACTGTTTACGATCAAGTTTTAGGAACTAACATTCGTCGTCCATTTTTGCACGTACGATACAGAGCTTCTCAAACTGATGACCGTAGAATGAAGTCTTGGTTAACAGGATCTGTAGGAGGTGCTAGTAATTCAACTCTTGATGCAATGGAAGTAAACTTCCTATCTGAAAGATGTTTGATTACTCAAGCAGCTAATAACTTTGTATTATTCAGAGGAATCTAATAATTTCAATACTAAAGGCGAGGGCCTTCGGGTCCTCCCTTTATTTTTAACTATTTAATTATATTATATTATGGCAAATAAAAAACCCGCAGCTAAAAAAGCTGCACCACAAGAACCAATTACAGATGGACTACCAGAAGTAGTTGCTACAAAACCAGTTGTAGAAACACCAAAAAAACCAACTAAACCTAAATGGGAAATTAAAGATAGGTTATATTACTTAATAGGTAGACACACTCCTCTTACATTAACTATTCCAGGAAAGCATACTAGAAAGCATGCATTGTTGTATTTTGATGAAGAAACTGGAATACAAAAAGAAATTAGATATGCTACTAATCATGATTCGCCTTTTAAAAGCGAACAGGATGGTGAAGCTACATTAGGACATATCATGTTTAGAGATGGGGATTTAAGAGTTCCTAAAACACAACAAAATTTACAAAAACTTCTTTCATTGTATCATCCGTTAAAAGGCAGAATTTACGAGGAATATGATCCGGTTGAAGAAGCTTACGATGATTTAGAATTACTTGATCTGCAAACTGATGCAGCAGTATTTGCTAGAGATATGGATATTGACGATGCCGAGGCTATACTAAGAGTTGAAATGGGTAATGCAGTAAACAATTTATCTTCTAAAGAAATTAAAAGAGATTTAAGATTGTTTGCAAATAACAACCCTGAATTATTTTTAGAATTAGCTCAAGATGAGAATGTAGGGCTTAGAAATGTAGCAATAAAAGCTACAGAAGCGAGTATAATTACTTTGTCTCAAGATCAAAGAACTTTTTCTTGGACATCTAATGGTAGAAAGCTAATGTCTGTACCTTTTGATGAAAACCCATACTCAGCTATGGCCGCATTCTTTAAAACTGATGAAGGAGTTGAAGTATATAGATCTATAGAAAAGAAATTTAATTAGTAGTTTTTTTTAAAAACACGTGATTATATTATAGATGGTGAATTATTATTAGCCGGTTTCTTAAGTGAGGCCGGTTAATATTTATAACAAAAGAAATAAAATGGCAGTAAACGTAGATATAGTTTATAAAACGGTGTTACTTATTCTTAACAAAGAGCAGAGAGGTAACTTATCACCAGATGAATTTAATAAAGTTGCAACGCAAGTTCAGCTTGAAATATTTGAAAGTTACTTTGATACATTAAATCTACAACTTCGTAGACCAGATAATGACACAGAATATGGCGACAGAATTAAAAATGTTGATCAAGCCATTTCTATATTTAAAAAATACGGAAACGCAACTTACAATCCTGCTGGTAAATATTTTACATTGCCTACAACAACAGGAGCAACTTCTGCAACACAAAACTTTATTGGGAATGGAAGTTCTTCATCATTTGCATTTACATCAATAACTTCTTCTCAATTAGCTAGCAGTGTAATATCCGTTACTATTAATGGAGTTGCAACAACCGCTTTTAATATTAGCGGAACTAATATAATATTTAATACAGTTCCAGCTAACGGGGCTGCAATAGTGGTTATAGCTACACCAGAAGACTTTTATAAATTAGGCACAGTTATATATAAAGACAGTACAGAAGCTCAACTGGTACAACGAAATGAGCTTTTGTATATAAATACTACGCCTTTAATTGCGCCTACAACTACATATCCAATATACTTATACGAAAATCATAAATTATATTTATATCCACAAGCTATTACATCGGATATAACAGTAAGTTATTTGAGAAAACCTTCTGATGTTATTTGGAATTTTATTATTCCCACCGGCCAAAACTATTATCAATACAATCCTACAAATTCTATAGATTTTGAATTGTCAAAAACCGAACAAACTAATATAATATTAAAAATATTACTTTATTCGGGTATTGTTATTAGGGATCCTTCGGTTATTCAAGTAGCCTCACAACAAGTTCAACAAGAAGTACAACGCTCAACACTATAAGATATGCCTAAACCAAATGGAGGTTTAATAACCGAAACTAATGCCCAGTATTACGCTGGAGCCCAAAAATTTATATCTGATGGTACTGGGATATTTACAACTACGTTTAACACAGATTTAGTATTTGCTTCTTCTGATCCAGCTTCTGTTGATTATACTTTAAATAATTTTGTTCTTTACACTAGCGCAACTAATATGCCGGGATCTTATACCCGATATATATTAACTTTTACAGTTTTAGAAAACACTATAACTATAGCAGCGCCACCAGCTGCAGGGGTTTATGTAGTAGTGCAATTAAAATCAATGGATGGCGGAAGTTATGGTAATAACGAAGCTATAGGTACAGCTGTACAAGAAAATTATGGTGAATACGGATATACTTCTTTAAACGACGTAATCAATGGGTTTATAGCTACTTATGTAGGCGAGCACAAATTGATACCAGATGTTAAAAGAACTGACGTTATATTTCATGCTAAAAGAGGATTACAAGAATTTAGTTATGATACTTTAAAAAGTATAAAATCTCAAGAGTTAACTATTCCTGCAAGCTTAAGTGTTATAATTCCTCAGGACTATGTTAATTACGTTGCATTAAGTTATATTGATTCTCAAGGAACAAAACATCCTATTTATCCCGCTAATAATTTAACTATAGCTCCTTATGAAGTTCCATTACAAGATGAGCCTCAAGGAGACCCAGTTCAAGATAACTTTGGGGATAACTTAGAAGGATCCTCTCAAACATTAGAACGATGGGGAGATGCTAATGATAATTTACTTAACGGCAATATTACTGTAGAAGACTATTGGTCTTATGCTGGGTGGCTTACAGGCAACCCTTTTTATGGGCAAAGATACGGAAACAATCCTCAATACACTCAAAGAAACGGTTGGTTTAATATGAATGAAAGAGATGGTACAATAGCCTTTTCTTCTAATTTAATTGATCGATTAATAGTACTTGAATATATTTCAGACGGTTTAGCTTATGAATTAGACGCAAGAATACCTAAAATGGCGGAGGATGCTTTATATGCACATATATTATATTCTATATTAGCATCTAGAATTAATCAGCCTGAGTACATAGTGCAAAGATTAAAAAGAGATAGATCAGCTAAACTGAGAAATGCGAAAATAAGATTATCAAATATTAAGCTTGAAGAAATAGTTCAAGTAATGCGAGGCAAATCTAAATGGATTAAATCATAATTAAATGGCTCAACAAATAAAAAACACATTTCTAAAGTCTAAGATGAATAAAGATCTTGACGATAGAATATTGCCTAACGGCGAATATAGAGATGCTCGGAATATATCTGTTGGTAGATCCGAAGATAATGATGTAGGGGCCATTGAAAACATTATTGGTAATGATTTATTAACTGTTACAGAGCTTGCGGGTAATTTGACTATTATTGGGCTTTTGCCTGACAATGCTACTAATAAAATATATGTTTTCCTAACAGACTACACAGACCCTAATCCTTTAGCGCCTACTGATGCTCCAGCTACATCTTTGCATTATATTTACGTTTATAACAATTCTACTAATGAGTATAATGTTTTAGTTCAAGGTAATTTTTTAAATTTTTCAACAACTAATCGCATAATAGGTGTTAATTTAATTGAAAATTTATTATTTTGGACAGACAATAGAAATCAGCCTCGTAAAATAAATATAAACCCCCCAGGACAAAGATATGGTGGTAGCCCTAATGCTTCTTACTACACTCAAGAACATCAAATATCTGTAGCAAAATACAGTCCATATCAAGCTATTAAATTATATAATAGTACTACATTAGTGGTTGATTTACCAGGACAAGGTAGCCCAACTATAAATGCATTTTTTATTGACGGAGATATAAGAACAGAATTAACTCCGTTTATAGGCGCCACGGTTTTATCTAGCGAAAATGGAGTTTCCGGAACTAATTATATTATAGTGGAATCATTAGGCTATAATCCTACTTCTTTACAAACAATAGTAAATGTAAGCCCAGGTTTTCCGGCTCCTTTAACAACAGATACTTATGTTACGTTAATTAAATCTACTATGACTAATGAAGCTAATACTGCTAATTGGCCTGGTGATCCAGATTATTTAGAAGATCGTTTTGTTAGATTTAGTTATAGATTTAAGTACGACGATAACGAGTATTCTTTAATGGCTCCTTTTACTCAAATTGCATATATACCAAAGCAAAAAGGTTATTTTCTAAATGGAGATGAGGATGCGGCATATCAATCTACTGTGGTTTCTTTTATGGAGAACATGGCACAAAATATAGGTTTAGTAATTCCGCTACCTATTAATGCTAATAGATTAATAAGCGATTACAAAATATCTGAGATTGAAATTCTTTTTAGAGAAAGCGATTCAGTAGCTGTTAAAGTTTTAGAAAGTCTTGATGTAGGTAGTGTTGTAAGTGCTAGCGGAACAAAAAACACTTATACTTACGAGTATCAATCTAGAAAGCCATATAAAACACTACCGGAAGCTCAAACAACTAGGGTTTATGATAGAGTGCCTATTAGAGCTTTTTCTCAAGAAAGTTCAGGAAATAGAATTATATATGGAAACTATAGAGATCAACACACCCCACCATCCAATATAAACTATAACTGTAGAATTAATGACAAAGATGTTTCTGGTAAATATACTAGTTTTATAGAATATCCTAATCATTCTGTTAAAAGAAATAGAAATTATCAAGTTGGGTTTGTTTTAGCTGATAAATTTGGTAGACAATCTCCCGTTATACTATCATCTGTAGATACAGGAGTATTAGACACTTCTGGTTTGTTTTATTTTGGGTCTACTATTTATAGCTCTTATGATGAATTACCTACAGACACTGATGTTAAATTTTGGTTTGGCGATGCTATAACTTTATTATTAAATGCACCTATATTATCAACTAAAAATTTAGCTTTAGGTACTCCTGGATTGTATGCAATAGAGCAGCAAGCAGGTGCTATTGGCACAGGAGATGGGTTTGCTATTAATGGTAATGCAGCAATTGTTGACGATACCACTTACACGTTTTCATTAAATTCTACTTATACTGGTAATGATAACATTCCTCGTGTAGGAGATTCTATGAGAGGAGCTTATGAAGATTTTGTTATTGTAGAAAACATAACAGGGCCATCTGGAGGAGGACAGACTTATACAGTTACTACATCTGGAAGGGTGAGTGATGTTTATCTACGAACAGATAATCTACCCTCAGGCACACCTGATATAAAATTTGCATATTTAATTAATGATTTGGGTTGGTATAGTTACAAAATAGTAGTAAAACAAACAGAGCAAGAATATTATAATGTGTATTTACCTGGTATACTTAATGGCTACCCTGGCCAATCTGGAAATGTAGGAGATCCTACCGCTTTACCTACGCCTATACCTGCTGAAGCGGGAGGTATTGACAATGGTTTGTTTCCTTCTGACGAAACAAATAGAACAGCATTTACAGTATTATTTAATGATAATATAAATAAAATACCTAGAGATTTAGCAGAGGTAGGACCAGATCAAAAACAATATAGAAGCTCAGTTACTTTGTACGGTAGAGTAACTAATATAATGACAATAGATGCAGGAGCGGCACCTTTCGCTAGTTCTGTAGCATATAATGCTCAGTATTTCCCAAGAGTTTCTTCTAAAGGAAAAGTTGCAATTTCTCATACATCGACAGCTATAGCTAGAGCAAAAGAAGTAAATATGGGCTTTTCAAATTTATCAACTGAAGACGACACTACAGTTAATACACCTGGTTCTAACCCTCCCGTAAATACTGGAGCTACTAACGGCAACAAAGTGTTCTATCAATTAGACACTAACCCGTTAATTTCAAGAATATCTACAATCGATAAATCTATAGGGGCTACTGCTTTAAATTTTCTTTTAGGTGCTGGTACCGGTGACAATTTAAACGTTCCGCTAAATACAGCTAATATGACTCCGTATTTAGCTATATATGAAACAGAGCCTGTAGAATCTCTTCTTGATATATATTGGGAAACTACATCTGAGGGTCTTATAGTTGACTTAAACGCAGCTGTATTATCTAATACACCCGCCGCTACTTCTTTTCAAGGAGTAAATTGGGATTTTTCAGAAGACACACTGCCTGGAACTATAGTAACACCTGGTTATTTTGTTCCTGCTGACGCTACCGGCAACCCTATAACTACTCTTCAAACGGAAGCTACTATAGTATCACAAACTGATGCTAATGGTGATACCGTTGAGCTTTTTTCTATTGTCGCAGGAAGTAGTGGTGATTATGCTTTAAAGTACACTGGAATTAGTAATAATACTCAACCTTTATTATTTACTGAAAATAGTAGAGAAGTTAATGTTTATAGTTTTGTTATAAAAGTTGATGTTATAGATTCTAATGGAGATATAGTAAGTAACAATATTCCTTTAACGGGTGTTGAAGAGGGATTTGGAGCTTTAAAAAATTTACCGCCTACTTTAGTTACTCCTCCTGTTATGCCGGCTTTTGAAACGACTATTGATAACCCGGTATTAATACAACCTTTTATACCAACACCAGGAGGGCCTAAATGGACTGCAGCAGATCCTAAAAATGGAACAGCCAATACTATTCCAGGAGTAAATATACAACAATTACAATTTAGAATAACTACTCCAACAACAGATTACCCAGATAATTGGGAAATGAATATAAATACAGGAGAATTAACTCAATTAGTCCCAGGTGATATATTGCCAAACGGAGAAACATTTAATGGAAATCCCAATGGCGTTTATCCTATAGAAATAACTGTAACAGACGCAAACGGAGTAGTATTAGCAACTCCTACTGACTATGAGCCTAAATCAATTAGCTTTAATACGTCAATTACA